CTATCTTCTTTCTTCTTCAATTCATTGATTTGTGTCAAAAACTGTGACACCGATTGCATCTTAAAAACAAATTTTGACATATTAAAAATCACCTACGCTGTCCATTAGAAGTTTCAAATTATGTGAGATAAAATAGTTGAATAGCTTGCTCCTATCCTTACCATTTTCTTCGTTATATTTATTAATTACGCTATTTCTGATGTTTTCAGGGATCTTCGTCAGATCTACGAGCAGTTCGTTACGAGCGAAGTTCCTCTTTAGCATCTCATGAGAGATGCCTTCTGACTTGAACAGATCGATCTTCTTCTGTGTCATGGGTTTCTGACGCTTATCCGTGACGAAAGTATCATCATCAGAAAGGATGTTCGGGATGCCGTCACCTTGATCACCTTTGAGGATATGCTCATAGAGATACTGCTGAGGATTGTCTTCCTTGATCCATTTCTTACGGATAGGATCGTATTGCTTCACTGTCGCATATTTCTGGAGCTGAACGAAGTCCTTATCAGCAGAAAGTATGAGGATCGTCTCATTATTATTCTCAGTGACGAGAGTAGCGATGATATCATCTGCTTCTGCAGATTCTACTTGGATCACTCGATAGGGGAAATTATCTTTGATCTCTCCTTTGATCTTGTTGAAGATATCAAACACTTGTGCCCAATTGATCTCAGAAGCATCACGATTCTTCTTACGATTTGCTTTGTAGTATGGGAATACTTGTTTACGCCAATAGTTCCTATCATCACAAGCGATCACGATCTCGCCATATTCATGCTGAAATTTTTGCTTGTATGACCGTAAAGAGTTTATTACCATATGCCTGAACAGCCCTTCTTCCAAAGGAATGTTAGTATGATTTCCTAATTGCATCATCAGGTTCGAAATCATTACCTGATTAAAGTCCACGATTACCATTTTAAAGTTTCCAATATTTCATTATATATCTATTATATATACTATTTGTTAAGATGTCAAGTTAGTTTCTTGCTGTTCTTTTGCTTTTTCTAGATCTTCTTTTACTTCATCAGATATCGTGATGACATTATCGATGATCTCATGAAACGGATGCTCGATCCTCTTATATCGATATACGAGAGCTTTGATCGTCTCTTCAACAAACGTGAAGTCTTTTATGTGACCTTCGTTCATACGAACAACAAACCCATAAGTTGCTAGAACGCTTGCCATCGCCTCGAACACATCATCTGCTACTTCGTCGCAGTATTCTTGTCTTACTGATCGGATATGATCTAGAGACTCTTCAATGCTCGAAGGAAACATCTCTAGACCTTTTTTGGGGAAGTTTACTATGTTTTCTGTCATTGTCTCACCACTTTAAGGATTACTACATTTGTATTTATCCTGTCTGTGAATGCGATAGGCTCAGATTTGATCTCTTCCATGAGCTTGCGTAGAGTGATCTTGCCCCCAGAAAGAACCTTCTTTACATATTCTTCTGGCTTACGACCGATACGCTTGATCAAGGAAGAATCGCTGTCGTATCCATCGATGCTAGCACCCTTGACGGTGAGACCTGCAGGACCTCTAGCACGATACACGCCGAGCGTCTTATACTTAGTGTTGAACACCCAGAGCTCTTGAGCTGCGATGATAGTTGCAGGGTCGCATGACTGTAGCTTATACTCATTGCTCTCTTTCTGATACTTAAAGTTCTTCAAGAGCTTTTCTGTAGTAGGTGCTTTCTTCTTACGAGGAGCACGGGCCTTCTTGATGTTGCCGCTATAGCGTTCTGCATCTTCCAAGAACTTAGTGAAGAATATGATACGATCTTTCATATCTTTCTTTGTCATATGAGAATATGCTTCGTTGAGATCTGCATCGTTAGTGGTAGCAGCAGCATACAATTCCATGAACCATGGCTTATAATGATCGATTATCTTAGTAGCGTACATCGCAGGAATCTCATTCTTCTGCAACCATTCATAGAGTGAGAACGCTTCACCCTTGTCTAAGAGTTCTTCGATATCTCCGATGATATCATAACCTCGCTCTCTGACACGATCCTGAATGCTGGGTTTTGCTACAGTCGTCTTTGGTTTATCTTCTGCTTCTTCTTTGTAATACCCAGAAGCATCATTTATGTCATGGTTGACTCTGACCCAATCATTGACATGCAGATCTTCTTTGTTGTTCGTTGCAATCCGGCAGAGCCATGCTGATGTCAAAGGCAGGCGATTGTCAGGGATGCTGTCAATGACCTTATGTGTCGCTTTATCACCCGCAAAGTAATCTTTCAGATACTGGCGTACATCATCTTTTTCTGTCATGACGTTATACCAGTTAAACGCTTTAAGCAAATCTACCTTGCCGCGGACGTTCTTAGGCTCTTCACCAAGATATTTCCAATTGACAAGATATGTCTCGCTCTTAGTCTTACGAGCGACTTTCTTCTTAAGGCCTTTAGTACTCAACAAAGATTTAGCCATGTATCAGCCCTCTCTAATCAATTTCCGTCAGGTGAACCATATACTAATTGTCTAAGGCTATCAACCTCTTCCTCAAGCGTTGCAATCTTATCATTCAAACGCTTATTGGCTAATTTCTGACCAAGCCACAGCTCATACCATTTATCTGCATCGTCGAGTGCTTCACGCAAATCTTGATTCATTTTGTTTTCCTGTTTCGTTTTCATCATATTATTATGATAGTAACTATGTATGGAAATGTCAACCGCTATTTCTTCGAAGGTTTTTTTAAAATAGCGGTTGACATTTTTATTAAAATACCTTATATTGATAATATGATGAAAACAAAGAAAGAGACAGAAATGCAGTTGATTCCTACCACCGGCTTTGACAAGAAACTCTTCATAATTTCTGGCGATTATGTGTTTTACCCGTACAATGGCGAGCGTCGGTTTGTTGGTCGTTTCAAGTATTCCAAGAGCCCATTCACCAAGGCTAAGTTCCTTAAGGAACTGATCGCTAATCATACAGTCGAAGGATACTTCTCACAGGTTTCTCCTCATGGCAACAAAGCGCCTTTGGACATCCTTCGTGAAAAGAACGAAGATTGGTACTTTGACATCATCGAAGCATTCTGTGGAAAAGATGCTAGAAAGTTTTTAAATGGTCCAGCATAATAACGGTTGACATTTTTATTAAAATACCTTATATTGATAATATGATGAAAACAAAGGAAATCAAAATGACTGAATTCGAACGCAACTGCTACGGAATGTCCCAGGACGATATCCGCATCAACATCATCGATTGCATCGTCACTAAGATGGTTGGCATCGAGATGACGATCATGGGTATCCTCTCAGATGCACAGACGATGCTAGAATTCGATGATTCTGATAAAGCTCGTAAATACATGAACATCGCTAAGTTCATCCTTGCTGAACAGCTACAAGAAAAGCAGAAAGCAGCTTAATATGATTGATCAACCACAATTTGATCGTGAGCGTAACGGATCATTATATGATCGTGGAGCAGCAGATTCTTATTATCGTCGGCCTCGTGATCCTCATCATTGTGCCTGCAGTCCACCAATGAAGATCGTCGATTTGACTAAAGAAGAGATATTTGAATATCATCTCGGATATACTGAAAATACTGATTTTAAAGAATACTGATCAACCCAAAGGAAACTAGATGTCTTTCATGCAAAATGAGCGTAATATTGTCAATACTAACAAGAACACTACTTTCGAAGATTGGAAATTGATGTGTGCTGCAGAATTCTTAAAGCGCGGATTTAAACAGACCAATACGAGCCATCTTCGTATGCTACATGCTTGGGAAGGCGGCGATACACCATACGGTTGGGTTGACTTCCTGAACCGTCAGCAGATCTTGCAAGAGCGAAATGATCGAGTCAGGAGAGACAATCCTAATTCATGAAGAATTGAATCTTCAATCATTATCTAAGGAGTTAAGGAGAGTTAACCACTCTCCTTTTCGTTTATCCCAGCTATAGAAATAATCAAAATATTGCTTCTGAAAATCTAGATAAGGATATGTCGTCCCGCGGTTCTGTATGACTGTCTTGATAGCGATATCGAGCGTATGTGCGAACTGCACTGCATGTAGGTTCTTATTCTCATTGAACTGATACATCATAGCGAAATTCGAGCATGTCTCTGCAAGAGCAGCAAAGTTAGGGCATACGACCAAGTTCATGGCAGACATTGCCTCGATTGCCGCAAGACAACTTGTCTCTGGCCAGATAGATGGGTATGCGAAGATGTGTGACTTGACGAGAGCCTTACGGATCTCCTCGTTAGGGACAGCACCATGATATGTGATCTTTGGATGGTTCCTGCAACGATCAAACAGCTGCTGATATTGCTTATCACGCTCTTCCCATCCGTAGATGCTGAAAGAAGAATACACATCTAGATGGATGTTGTCATGTATCCTGCTTAGCTCTTCGAATACCGGGATCAATATCTCTAAACCACGATGGGGTGTGGTATGATATATCAGGTTGACTGTACCGTTATATTCTTTCTTTTCGACAGGGATAGGATCGATAGCATTCTTGATCACGAAGCTCTCAGCATAGGGGACGCCGCTGATGATATTGTACATCTGCATCTGCCAATCAGACACAGCAACGATCTTTGAAAAGCGCTTACGGAGTTCGGGATCTTTTAGGTGTTCAGATTCAGGGTCATGAGGGAGATCATGTAGCCAAAGGATCTTCTTCTTATCAGGATCTAAATCCCTGACACGGGAAGGTATGATCTGAAACTTGTTCAGCAGTTGTTCAGGAATGCTCTTATGGAGACGTTCCTGCATCAGCTCCGTGCCGCCGCGAGCATTCTTATTCAATTCGTTCACTTCAACCATAACAAAATCACCTATTAATTATTTTTTACGTATCAAAAACTCTGGAAGTTTGAGTTCGACTTTTTCATCCTGTATGTTCATTAGTATCTTGGCGACAAAAGAAAGCACGCTCCAGGATACAAATCCAATGAAAGATGCAGCTGCCAATACATTATCAGTAGTAGTAGACAACTGCATCCATTCTAATAGAGGAGCACAACCAAGTATCGCAGTCGTTGTGCTAAGCCCAGATCTCACAGCGGCATCCCAAACATTTGTTGGTCTATAAAATACCATGAAAGCAGCTCCGCCAATTAA